TGTCCATCTACTAACCCAGCACTTTCGTTTAAGTAGTTAAGATTTTCCATATTCATAGCATATTGAATTTCTGCTTTTGTATTTAGCTTTGTCATTTCATTGTCTAAGCTGTCGCTCATTAAGTCAGTATATTGTGATGCTAAGTCTAAATCAAAAACAGCTTGTTGATGTATTTCTGTTTCTGTTAGTCTTGAAGTAGTAGCTACAAATAAATCTTTTTCAAGCTGAATTGCTTTATCATAATAGTCTTTGCCTTTTGTATCAATCTTTGCTTTAGCTTCAAGTTCAGCAATATTAGCATCTCTTGTTTGAGTTGCCATTAGGGCTTGTTTGTAAACGCCCTCGTCTAATAAGCCTATTCTTTTTGCATTTAAGTCATTTAAGTCTTTAGCTCTTGCCATTGCTTGTTTTTCTTCTTCTGCTTGTTGTCCAGCGTTAAGTAACCCAGTTGCTTTTGCTTTTTGACCTTTGCTCATTTGCGGAAGTAATGATAACTTTTGTAATTCTTCTTTTAGTATTTCATATTTAGTTCTAATAGCATCTTCAGGACTTGTATTTTTTGCAATATCACTTGCAAGTTTATCCATAAAAGAGCTAATTTTTTCTTTGTTTTTTTCTACTGTTTTTGCATTATTTTCAAGTTCGTCTTTTGCTTTTTGTCTTTTTTGTTCTGCTGCGGTAAGTTTTGCAATAGCATCTTGTTCTTTGTTTTTAGTATCAAGTGCTTTTTTCTCTACATCATCTAATGATTTTATTTGGTCTTTTTTTGTTTTTAGTTCTGTTATTTCTCTTCTTATATCTGCTTTATTAGTAAAGAAACTTGGGTCGTTTTGTTTCTTTTGTAATTCTAAAATATCTTTTTCAATACTAAGCTTTTCTTTTGCTCTTTCAATACTGCTCATTTCTTTAATACTTTTTGAAGCACCAGTCATTGCAGTAATAAAACTATTTATACCAGTAACAGCATCAGCAAAGAACTCTATAAGTCCTGATTTTTCTAAAGCTATGTTTACTATTTCTTTGAAACTTGTAAAAGCATTTCCAAGTCTATTGTATGAAGATTGAATACTATCAGCTGCATTTTTTGCACCTTTAGCAAACTTCTTTTCCATAACATCAGCAAGTTTAGGAAGCAAATCATTTGCAAGTATCTTACCAGTTGAAACAGCTTTTATAAATGCTCCATCTGTCATTCCCATTGCTTGAGCTGCCATACTCATAGCTCCTGGAATTCTATCGCCAAATTGTTGTCTTAACTCTTCCATTGAAACAGTACCCTTACTTACCATTTGTGATAAAGCAAGGAATGCAAGTTTAGTATCATCAGCAGATAACTTCATAGCACTTGAAGCAGTTATTACAGAATTAAATATTTTTTCAGTATCAGCAGTAGAAGCACCAGCAAGGTCAGATGACATCTTAAAGCTTGAGTAGCTTTCTGCTAAGGCTTCAACACTAACTCCCATTTTGTTAGCTTTTTCAGTTAGTTCGCCAAACTTGTTTTTTGCCAAATCTGAACTACCCATTGTAGTTTCTAATTTAGTTTTTAATGTGTCAAACTCTTTAGCCAAATCAAAAGCTTTTTTAACTGTATAAGCAACAGCTGCAATTTTAGCTCCCATTCCTATCCAACTACCAAGTATTGCTTCAGTTGTTGAAGAGCTTTGTTGCTCTGTATCTTTCATTACTTTTTTGATTTTATTCAGTTCGTCAATAGCGGGTTTACCGTTAAGTAAAAACTCAAATTCTATTTTTTCAGCCATTATATCGCCTTATTTATTTTTAGTAATTATATCAAAATTAAAGTTTGCGTGGTATAATTGCATCAGTGAGATATTTGACTGGTGGATATGTTTTCCTCCAAGTCCGTATCCATCAATCAAATTACTTACAGACTTGGAGGTCTTCAATGTTAAACAATCAAAAAAAATTATATAGTGTTTGGAATGCTATGATACAGAGGTGTACAAACTCAAACAATAAAGATTTTAAGCACTATGGTGGTCGTGGTATTTATGTGAGTAAAGAGTGGCTAACTTTTAAAAACTTTATTAATGATATGCAAACTTTATATTCAAATGGATTATCTCTTGATAGAATTGATAATAATAAGGAATACTCAAAGAATAATTGTAGATGGGTTACAAATGAAATTCAAAGGCGTAACACAAGAGCAATATACAAAGATAATAATAGTGGATATAGGGGTGTAGGGTTTCATAAAGCATCAAATAAATTTAGGGCAAGAATAGGAGTTAGTTCCAAAGTAGTTCATTTAGGCTGTTATGATACAGCATTAATTGCTGCAAAAGCATATGATACTTATATTATTAGTAATAGTCTTGAGCATACTAAGAACTTCTCTTAGTACCCTCTGGCTTGTTTATGTAATCTATTTTATAAGCAAGTAAATCAAATATTTGTGTTCTTGGTAATGCAAGTATTTCTGCTGGTGTTTTATGTAACTCAAAGCAAAGCATCATTATCAGCCTTGAGTAATCATCTTTTTTATGTTTGCTCTTTGTAACTCGAGCATATCCCGTTCTGGTTTCATTCCCATTTCATAAGCTAAGAATGATTGAGTTGTAAACTTCATTTTCTTTACAAGTGTCTTATGTTCTGGATTAGTCATACTGAATAATCTGTTACCTTTTTCGTCCCTTGCCATATCTAATATGATATTAACTCTTAACTCATCATCATCAATGTACTGGCTCTCTGTAATACTTCCATCAAGTTGTATTTCTTTTTTTCTTAAGATAGACTTCTGTCTGATTTTATTATAATCTTCGCCCGTCATCTCTTTGTAGTAAATCTTATGAAGCTTATCATTGACTATAAAATCAACCTCATAAAGTTTATCTTTTTCTATATCTAAATCTGCCAATAAATCGGCAAGGTTATCGACCATTGCCGACACCTTACGCTACTTCTGTAAGAGTTAATTCGCCACTACCAGTAAATGAGAATGTTGCAGTAACAATTCCACCCACATCATTAGTAACACCATTATCTCCGATTACAGCTGAACCACTGTATTTTCTACCATTTCCAGCATTTAACTCAAGAGTAACTACATCTCCTGAAGATAAAAGAACTTGACCAGCATCATCTGGGTCAAAGTTAGCATTCAAAGAACCTGACCATCTTGATAGTGTTGGAACATTAGTTGCCCAAGCAGAACCAAGTTTTGAAGTTTCTTTAACATCTGTGCTTATTGTTAGTGAAAAGTTTGTTACTTCTCCAACAGTTGTACTTGTATTAACTTTTACAACTCCGTTATATCCTTGATATGTTGCCATATTAAACCTCGCTTATTTTTATTATCATTGTTGCTAACAAACCATTTTCTTGTTTTTCAATATTTACTTCAATATTGTCAATCATTAGTTCTTTTGCACCTCTACTTATTGACCGAATAGCTTTTAAGCCACTTGTTAAGCCTAAAAAATTATAATCAACATTCTTTTTGAATAAGTTAAAAGTTTGGACTTCTGAATATCTAATTGAGCTTATAGATGCGTATTCACTCTCTTGTATCGATTTAGATACTAAAGTAAATTGATTGTCTACTAAGTCGTCATTACTAATATACTTGAAGCCCTTGCTTTTTATACTTGCTATCATCTTACAAATCCTACTTGACCTTTGAATACTAACTGCTCATCTTCTTGAATTATACCGTCCTCATCAACATCATAATCAGCTACGAAGTTGGCAAATTCTGTTTGATAGAGTGAATTAAATCGCTCGAAGTTTGAGTTATAAGCATCTGTTAAATCGCTTCCATTTCGTCTATCGCCACATATTAAAGATAAAGTCTTATATATATGCAGTTGCTCAAGTTGAGCTTCGTTCAAGAAGTTTTCTAACTTAACGCCCTTATTCTTTAGCTCGTTTTCTATATATTTTTCTGCTTGTATGATATAACTATCAAAAGGTATAGATAAAATTGCAACCGTATCTCTTGGACTTAGTTCATTATCATTGCTACCTAAATCAAAAACACCATCTGTAAAATCATCAACATTAATATCTATTCCACTATTAGCACCACTTAATATACAAAGTGTATCGTTTGCACTAACTGCTTCATTTTCTAAAGATTTAATAGTTATTGAAGTGTCGCCACCAATATCTACTCTACCAATATAATCACTTAATATTTGAAGATTTTGAATTAACTTTGAGTTTGATAGGCTTAGCATTTTCTTCCTTTTTAATAGTTACTTCAACTTCACTAAATAACCCACTTGCTTTTGCGTGGCTGATGTATTCGTCTTTGATTTCAACTTCAGTTCCGCTTGTTAAGAGGTAAGTGTCTGAACCAACAGACCACTTACAACTCTTTAATGATTTAAAAATCATTATGCACCAGTGATTATTTCAACTGCATTGTCATCAATGATACCGTACTCGATAACACCATGCCAACCAAGATTTACCATTCTACCAAGTTTGTCGAATGGACCAGTGATAGTTGTACCAGTTTCCATTGAAACCGCTTTACCTAAAGCACCCATACCGAAACAAGAAACTTTACCAGCAGTTACATTTGCATCTTCAACGATTAAGAAGCCTTCTAAAGCACCTACAACACCGCTAACAGCTAAATCTGGATTGTTATATTTGTATATATCAATATAATCATCTTTAATGTCTGAAACTTGTGTAGGGTGCATAAACGCTACATAGAAACCATTGATTTTAGGAATGTTGCTTCCTGCAAGTTTTGTATATGCTGCTCTAAGGTCAGCTTTTGCTAAAGTTCCTGAAGTTACTGCTGCAGTTGTACTTGAACCAGCTTCTAACGCATTGATACCTAATTGGTCAAGAGTTTCAGCGCTATTAATACCAACTAATTTAGCTCCAGCTCTATCAGCTTTTCCACCAGTTTGTAGGTTAGCAAGTTTTGTAGGAGTTACAACTCTACCATATTCTTTTGGAGTTAATACTACTTCTGCATCTGCCATTGCTACTGCATCAACATCTACACCATCTGTTAAAGCAGTTGTTGCTTTAGCTAATTTTGAATAAACTGTAAATGCAATTGATTTTGCACCAATTTGTACTTGAGTTTCTACGAAGTTATCAATTTTGTTGATACCTGCACCTGATACGATTACTTCTTGGTCAATAAGAGTGATTAAACTATTATCTAAAGTTGCTGCTGTTGTTACTACATTTGCCATTTTTGTTTTCCTTAAACTATTTCTTTATAAAGAGCGTCCAATTCCTTAGGCGTTCTACATTGTTTAACCCGTTCTTCAAAGCTTCTCGGATCGCCTTGCTTATTAGAAGTGTCTGTTTTTACTGTTGGTTTTTGAACATCATTAAATAAAGACGATTTGTTTTCTTTTAAGCCGTTAATAAAACTATCGACACTAAAGCCCTCACTTGATGATTGTCTATTGTATTGATACTCAAGATAATCAAGGTCTGTAATGCCATATTGAATAGCAATGTTTGAAACCGCTGTTTTAATTTTAAAAGCATCAAGTTCTTTTTTAGTATTTAACAGTTCGTCTTCTTTTGCTTTCATTACATCTAAAGCCTTTTGTAACTCTGATTTGTTAGCTTCCTCTAACTCTTTTTGCTTATCCATCATAGATTTGATAGTGTCTACACTTTCAACTCCAAGACTTTCCAATAAAGTTTTAGTTGCTTTTTCAGCACCTTTTGCAAATTTAGAATTAATTAAATTATCTAAATCAGCTTGTGTAAGTGTTACTTTTGCTTCATTCACATTTATAGATTGTTCATCTGTACCAGTTTTAAGCTCTTCAGCCATAGGATAATCCTTTTATAAAAGTATTGTAAGCTTTCGCTTAACATTATTATATCATACTATTTAATTGATGCCTTAAAGCTTTTTATAATTCGCTCTTTAATCTTGTCCTTTTCTTTTTTGTTAAAGCCAAAGAATTTTCTATTATAAGTTACCTGATTTGCATAAGCTTTATCATTTTGCTCTTTAGAATTAAAAAAGAACCTAAGTCCGAAAGTAGTACCTTTGTTAATTGGTTTACTATCAATGGCATTTAACATTGCTTCTGTTCGTGTAAGGTTTACGGTTGTACTTCCAAATGTTTCAGCTTTTTCTTTTGCATATGCTTTTGAATATTTCTTAAAAGCATTATTATTTACATCTAAACCCTTTTGAGTTCTATCTATGATATCAGCTTTCATTTCATTTGCGTGTAGCGGTAAAGTATTTTTAGTAAATGCTCTTTTATACTTTTCAAAGTCAATACTCTTTTTTAACAAGACATCTCTCCTTTGTCGTATCCTCTCTCAATTGCATAATCTTCTGTAACTTTTAAAAAGATATGTCTACAATTCCATCTTCGTCTATTATCTGCTTGTAGCGTTGATTTCTGTTCGTCAGTATAATAACCTTGCTTGTTTAATAAACACGAGCAGAACGGTCTTGTTTTGGCATCTAATACGCCCTTATAAATCCAAACACCGTTTGTAGTATCTTGAGCTTTTAAGTCTATTATTGATTGAGAATATTCACTAATTAAAGTTGTTGCATAAGTTCCTGAATACTTTGCCAAGTCTGATTGTTCTAAAGTGTTTCTAATACCTGCAACTATTGTTTCAGATGTAGCGTTAGATAAAGAATATTTGAATATCTCTTGCTTCATAGTATTGATTGTAGCATTAGACAACTCACTAAATCTATCAAAGTGCATTTGCTTAATAGATGCAATTTTAGTTAAGTCTTTATTGTCAAAGGTTATTGGAATACCGCCAAGAGATAACATTGCTCCAATGTCTTTATAGATTACATCATAGCTTGTATTAATAAAGTTATTTATCTCATTATAATATCCACTTGATGTAAGTATTTGACCAAAAACTCTATCATATGTGATAGGGTCTTTAATGTCTTGAATAGCCGTAGCAATACTCATATCAACTATTGTTTGTTGTATTCTTTGTATTCTCTTTTCAAACTTAGATAGTTCTGCGTCTTGCTTTTTCTCTAAGTTCTCAATGATTTTTTCGAGTGTCATTAGTTAGCACCTAACAATGCCTCTGCTGTTGCAGTCATATTAATGTTGGCTTGAACCTTATTGTATAACTCATTTCGTTCTTTTATATTGTTTGCTAATTTAACTTTTGCTTCCTCTTCGCTTATCTCGTATTCTTTAACTAACATTTCAACTGGACTTATTAATCCTATGTCAATTTGTTTAGCAAATAATGTAGCTTTTTCGTCTTCATTCATTGGATAAGTTGGAGCATTGAAGCTAATTGTGAACTCTTCCATTGCAATGTTTAGTCCATTAGCATTAGCAACCATTATGATTGTTTCATAAATATCTTTTTCATACCAAGCAAAATCGTTTTGTCTTAATAAAGTTCTTTTGTCAAGTTGTAGATTTTCCATTTGTAAAGCAAAACCACTTGTTAGTTGAGAAGTCATATTGAAAGTTGATGGACTTATGTTGTAATTTACTAAAACTTGATTAATATCGCTCTTTAAACTATTATCTAATTGCTCAAGGTTTGCTTGTAAGTCAAGTAGTTTAATATCTACATTATCGCCCTCTGCTGTTAATGCTTGGCTTGGGTCTAACATTTGACCACTAATAGCTCCAACATTTGAACCAGTAACTACTAATTGCTTGAAAGATTGCCATTTGATTAGATACTTTTTAAATGTTTGATAAATAGAATTATCAAGTGTTATAGAAACTAAATCAGAACCAGTATTAATATCATAAAAGTCTATATCTCTAAAGCCATTTGATAAGAATATAAACGGAAGTTTCTCGTATGGATTAATCATCTCTTCATTATCTGTTACTGCAACAATCTTATATTTGTTTTGTTTGTCGTATATCTTGTAATAATGCTCTGTTTCAGACCAATAAGCCCATCTCTCTTCATTCTCTACTTGCTCTACAAAGTATTCAACCTCAGTAGGGTTAAGGAAGTCATCTGTTTTAACTTTAGTTCTATGTGGGTATCTGAATATCAATTGCGGAATGTTTCTTTTATAATCGAATGCAACTTGGATTACAATATCATTAAAAGCATTTAACTTTTTGTCTGTTTCAATCATAAAACTATCGAAATTCATTTGTCTATACAAATCAAGTATTGTTTCATTTTCAAGACTTCTTTTAAACCCATAAGAATAAACTTGACTTATTTGCTCAATTACACTTTTAAATACATTGTTTGTTAAGTCAATTTGATTAGTAAGCTTTAGTTCATTTGCTTTAGAGTAAATCTCTAACATTCTTGCAACTGCTAAATCTTTGTAATTGTCGTGATAAAGTTTATATCTGTCAAACATTGCTTTATATCTTAAACTGTTTGTTATCATAGTTTTACAACCTTTTTATTGAATTATATCATTTTTAACTAAATGATAATTCTTGTCTTGATACACCGTTTCTTGTGATAGGGAACATTCTGCCAACCACATATCCAAACGCATCCGTATAGTCATCAATAGCTCCGCCTTTGTGTTCATGAAACTTAACTGGCATTCCTTTATTGTCATAGCTATGTACTTGCAACGCTTCAT